GTCAGACTCTGAACCTGTAACCAAAATCTTAAAGATCTTTTTAAACTCTTCGCGACAAATTTTAGGAGTGCTACTCTTGATTGCTTCAATGCCCTTCATCACAATCTTAGGTTCAGAGTATTGCACACCTTCGCTGGACAACACGTTTAGGATGTATCGCTTTTTAGCAGTAAAGATTGCGACGCTGCTAATCTTTTCTACTTTCATAACCATTGTGTTTTTATACGTGTTTGTTTTGTAAGACAACTTTTCATATGCGCTTTGAATTACTGGTTCAAGAGCCTCCTTACCAAACTTAATTAAAAATGCATGGGCGTCTTTTGGGTTGCATTTTTGCACGACGTCTGAGAGGTTAATATAGATTGAATCTGTGTCTGACGCAACGATACGATCCTTAGGGACGTCGTCACCAAGAGCCTTTGCCAAATAATCGTTTACGGCATTTTCTGCGGTATGAATTGCAAGTTGGCCGGACAACGTGATGCCTTCAGCAATATCAAGGTTAAAGTATCTGAAATACTGGTTTGCTGCTGCACCATAAAGACTGTTAAGAAGAATCTTTAAACACATCTGACGATTACTTGCCCGGTCAATCTCAATTTGAAGGGTGCGATATCGCGCAGACTTTTTATCAGTAAGCTCTGCTTCTTTCTCATAATCAAGCATCTGACGCTTTACATCTACGCGCTGGTTGTATAGCTCTTCAATAATTTCTGGGAGAATGCCTTGCTTGTCACGACGAAAACATGCTCCGTTTGCTGCGACTGCGAGGTTGTCTTCTGGAGCCCACATCTGATCAGAGTTTAAAATTTTATCTTCTCCGCCATTTTGAAGCGCCGGCACCTTCATATGAGGCACAATTGTTTCAGGACTCATGTTGTACTGAATAATAAGGTTTGGATAGAGACTATTAAGGTCAAAGCTCATAACCCACTCGTGACGCCCGACCTGTGGGTCTTTAACAAACCCGCCGGCATAGTCGGTTTTAAACGACCGTGAGTTTGGCGGAATTGCAATCTTTCGACTCGCGAGTTTTCGAAAGATGATGCTGTCCCAAATTGCGACTGTACCAAGCGTGTCTCCGTAGTTTACGCCACCGAAATATGCAAGCGTAAATACAAGACTAATAAGACCAAGCTTCGCTTCCAGCCGCTCAATAAGTTCAATGTCGACAATGTTGTAGTCAATAAATTTTTGGTAGTCGCGCTCATAAAGTTCAGTAAGAGTGCCATACTCGCTATAGTCAATCTTGTTTTGTCCAAGCACAACTTCTGCAATAAAGTCAAGGCGATATGACTCTTGTGCGCCATATGTATTTGCCGCAAACTTTTTAAAGAGGTCAAGATAGTCTAGCTGTTGAATGCCATACAAGTTATACAAGAAGTTTTCTTTGCCTTTAATCATTACTGACTTTTGTTCGACAAAGTTCCACGGTGACATCTTTTTCGCGCCGTCTTGTCCAATCACCCGCGAAATACGATTGACAAGATATGGAATGTCGAAGAGTCGAATGTTCCATCCAGTAATAACGTCTGGCGTGTTTAGTGTATCAGACCACCAAGATAAAAAGTCAGACAACAACTCAGCTTCAGTATCAAACTGCCTAAATTGTTTTTTCAAATGAGGGACACTTGACTGCGACGAGTCATACTCCTTTAAACCCCAAACAATATAGTGATCAAGGCGACTACTCTTAAGTCCAATTGCGGTTATTTCCTGATCAGCCACCGATGGCTCCGGGAAACCGTTGTCAGACTTACACTCAATGTCAAGAGACACGACATCAATCTTTTTTGGGTTATACTTAATCTCGTTTGGAAACTCTGCTTGAATAAAAGCAGGTATATGACGATCATTTCCATAAATTTTAAAACTATCAATTCCTTCGTAATTTTTAATAAACGCTCGACAGTCTGACATGCTTTCGAACCGCATTGGCTCAAGAGGGAGGCCGTCAAGTGAACGCCACTTTGCGTTGCTATCCTTGCTTTCAAGATACATAACAGGGCGAAACCTGTATGTGGTGTAAATTTTTTGTCCGTCTTCGTCATATCCCCTGTATAGGAGAGTGTTCATCTTTCGCTCGATGCAAGTATAGAATCCATTAATCATGTAAGGATATTATAACATAAACCGGCAAAGATGTAAACAACAATCTTTGCCGGTTCAATTTTATGTATCGGTTCGTATTATTTGTTTATTACTATTTTGCGAGGTTTCTTCTCTTCTGGAACCTGCTTCTCAAGTGAAACAGATAGGATTCCATTTTGCAGAGAAGCTCCGCTCACGATGACATGCTCTGCCAACGTAAAGCGCCGCGTAAATTTGCGGGCGCTGATGCCCTTGTGGGCATACTCTCTTTCGTCTTTTTCAGACTTTTCACCAGTGATCACTAGCGAATTTTCTATGGTTTCGATGTCGAGTTCCGACTCAGCGAATCCAGCGACTGCCAACTCAATGACATACTGATCTTCGTCAAGTTTAACCACATTGTGTGGTGGATAAACATTCGAATTTTCTTTGTTAATCGAATCAAACTCTTGAAAGAGTTGATCGAACCCTATGCCAAACGGCCTATACAGTGTGTTTATTTTCATTTTCGTTTCTCCTATTTAAGCGAGTTTTATATGTATTCACAGACCCATCGCTGGCATCCGTGTTGTTACCACCGTGGTAACAAATTTATTTATATTGGGGCAGCACAAATTCTTTGAAAGAAAGCAACTTTCTGCTAGAAATTATTTCAAAGAAAGTTTTGGCCTCTTCTGAATTTAGCTTCTTGTAGTCAAACGATACTTCGCTGTATATTGGGCGATAGTGTAGAGTGCGCTCCTTAGAAACTAAGAGTAGTTGACCAGTGGTGACCATATCTGCTTTCTTAATGTCTCCTGTACGTATAGGATTCATAAATTTGTCTTTATGCGGCTTTTGAGACATCGCTTCAAGAAACTCATATGGGTCACTTATTGTATTATCGCGAAGATAGTTGTTTACAATTTCCCAGCGGCTCTCTGAACTTTTGCGAGCCGCTATGAGATGATCATCTTGAGCGTTTTTACTGTATCCAAGATTGGGCATATCAATGCCATGATTCGTGCGAACACAGTGATCGTCTTCTTGAGTTATTTCTTTTAACTTGTAGACATACTCACGAGGCTTTTCTGCGGTAGCATCTGCTTTCTTTACAGTAAATCCGCCTTCGAGCAGATAGCATGTTTCAGGGTTAAAGATGAATGTTGCTCCGGCAAGTTCTTTTTCAATAAGATATTGCGCCGCTTCTTTTGGTGTTTTACGACGAAGCGCGTTGCGAATAGCTAGTCCGTCAGGGGAAACGATAGGTGCCTTTTTCTTATTTTTGCTAAGTACTTTTTCTCCTTCTTTTTCGTCACTCTTAACGCTAAAAGAAGCGGATATGATAGACAGGCCATATTCGTTTACGCCTTCTGTCCAGCGAGTTGTCTGATCATCAATAAAGAGGCGTTGTATGCCATCACGGTTTGAGTTTACAACCTTGATAGAGGTTGAATAGTTTCTGTCGCGATTTTTAGCGCCGACCCAACCAAATTTCTTGATGTATTTTACTGCTACTACGCACATATGATACTTGCTATTATACTATTTATAATGTGGCGCTTTTACCGCGATTTAATTATCTTTCTCAGACCGTTTAGCAAAGAAATAACTAACTTTGCACTCGTCGGTCCTGGCCACGGAAAGCTTAAACCCATCACCCCTGTTGCAAACAGCAGCAACATTCGCGTGCCATCTGTACCAGCAAAGAGTGTTGATAGGGCAAATTTCCCCGAAAGCGCAGATAATATATCAGCAAAGTCAAAGTCATACGAGAAGTCTCCAGTAAATGACATATTCAACCAAATATAGAGCAACATGCCTGCAACAGCAAAACCACCTATTCTTTTTATGGTAGGATGTTTTTGCAACCAATTGTCAAGATTACGAAGGGCCTCTTCAGTCCATCGACCAATCTTACTTTTTGAAATATATTCTGCAACTGCACGTTGTATCTGAGCATATGCTGCAAAACCGGCTTTAATTGATTTCCAAAGATTAGCTAGATTAAAACGTAGTGCACTAAAAAACTTAAAAACTCGACTGTCTTTAAATAGGACTACAACGTCTTCAATCTTTGCTCCAGCACTTGATGCAAGAGTCTTTATAAAATCTAACTTGGCTCGCACTCCAGAGGTCAAACGGCTTAGAAAATTTTCAGTAAGTTCAACAGTTTCAAGAAGTGTCAAAGCTTCATAATAGTCGAGCTCTTCTTGAAGAGCATGGGAGTTGTATTCAGTGAAGCTTTTCATGCGCGTTTTTTAATATTACCAATGCTGTATTTTGAACGTAAGTCCCAGTTAAATTTATCTCTATGAGAAATAATTTTAATCTGTTTTAGACTTGTGGTGTCTTTCGCCTGATTTTTATTAACAATTTCAAGCAGTCCCCAGTCTGAAAGAAGAAGAGTGATTGTATTACGCCGGCACGTATCATCATACGTAAATGTAGATGGCTTGCCATCAAGCATAAAGAGTTCTTTAAAGTGTACAATAAAGTAGCGACCTTGCTTGTGCAAAATATGGCAACTTTGAAAGAGTACATTTTCTTCGCGCTTGGAAGCGACTCCAATACGAGAAAGAGTTTCTTTAATCTTTAAAAAGTCATCAGGGTCATTTAGATAGACCTCAAGCATTTGAAGTGGAGACCAATCTATAATAGAGGGGGAAAGTGGTACTGTCATAACGATATACTATATTTATATTATATCATATTTGAACACGATATAATATATTTATAATATAGCGTTTGTAATTTACCTAGCCCTACTCTTTCGCGCAGCTTTATTCTTTTTGCGACGCTTTTCTACTCGCTTTGGAGACAAGTTCTTTTTACCAGACGACACTCTCCAGCCTCCAGACATCATACGTTTAATAAACTTTGCTGGATCAATATGAAGTTTTTCGACTGGTGTGTCTGACAATACTTCTGCTTCAATTACTTTTTCGTGTGCTTCCTCCGACATCTCTTTTATTTTTTAGTTGTGTTAGTTGTGTCTGTGTAAACAGATCAAATACTGCTCGTGCTTTTTCAGCACTATAAGAGTATTCATCCATAATACACTGTATATATTCAGAGTCATCTGACTTTTTTGACCATTTGCTAAATCTCTTGCGAGCACGTATTCCATGCTTTAGAAAATCATACTGCATCTTGTGTGGCAAGAACGCTCGCTGATTCATCTCGTTTGCAAACAGCACTGTGTCGTTGAAGTATGACAGTCCACGATTTACGATAAATGGCACATACTGTTTGTCAACCGCATTATAGTCGAGTGCTTCGCTGTTATCTGCACGAGCAGACTCTAGCAAATTTTTACCACTTTGACCTTCATTGATGCTGTTGATAAAGTCAAACGGAGATAGTTTTTTATTTTCTATAGCCATTCAAGATTTCCCATCAATTCAGTCATGCATGCAACCATATTCAACTCTTTGTCAGCCATAAATCCTGCTTTATAGGAATAGTCAGCAAGAATAAGAACTGCTGAAGGAATTGAAGCAGGAGCGACAGTGTCATATAGACTATCATAGAGTTTACGAAAAACTACTGCGCTATCAAGTGTGCTGTTGTTTACAACCCATGAACGCATAGACTTGAAGTCTTTGCCTTTGAGATGACGAGCCAATTCAGCAATGCTTTGATCAGACATGCCAACCAAGATTGCAGTTGGAATCTCACCGCTCGTGCTGTATCGCTGACACTCGTTGAGCACACGTCTCCAGTCTGGAGCGTATCGAATGATAAGTTCTGCAAGAGTTTTTTCATGATACTTAACACCTTCAGTGTCTAAGATAAACATAAGACGCTTCATAAAGTCTCCAGCAAGAGTCGCTAAAGTTTTTTTAGTGGTATTAAATTCGATGACTGAACAACGACTGTGTAGTGGCTCGATAATCTTGTTTTTGAAATTACAAGTAAGGATAAAGCGGCAGTTGTTGCTAAACTCTTCGATAAACCCACGAAGCGCAGGCATCGTACTCTGCGGATTAAGATAGTCAGCCTCATCAAGAATAACTACCTTGTATCCACCATTCAACGAAACGGTTGAAGCGAACTGCTTGATTTTATTTCTCAATACATCGATGCCGCTCTCTTCAGAGCCGTTGATCAACATATAGTCAAGATCTAAAACATTACACAACGCTCGAGCAACCGTAGTTTTGCCAAGACCTGCAGAGCCAGCCAACAGCAAGTTAGGAAGTTGCCCTCCTTGCGCAATCTCGTTGAATGTCTTCTTTAGCTCTGCAGGCAATACGCAATCATCAATCGTTTGTGGTCTGTATTTTTCAACCCACAAGTATTCATCGTTTTTCATAGAACTATCTTATACCAAAGTGATTTGTTTGTACACACTTTTAATTTCTTCTGCTTCATGCTCGAACTGAGCAGCAGTTTTCTTATGGTATAGTCTAGCAACCTTACGAACTAGTGGTTTTGGCAGGTTAAACGCATCTGCTGTAGCGTCTATAATTTCTTTAATCGCATCTCGCGCTTCATCCATTTTGTAGAGTTCAGCGGAGATTTCACGAATTGCGCCTAGCAATTCTTTTTTTGTTTTGTCGTCTTCAAGTTCCATAATATATTATTTTTCACCAAAGTAATGCACGTATGCAAGAAAACCAGTAAGGGCCCAAAAACCCAAAGCATAGATGAAGGTCATGACGGGACTGTTAGCGCGTCTCTTCGATTTTGCGACTCCAGACATTCCTCCTTTTGGATTCATATATTGTAGCCATAAAATTATCCTTCCAGGAAGGACGAATAATTCATAGAGTGGGTTGCGTGCTGCAGTCCCGTCAAGCCTATCGTTTGCCATATGTTTATTGAGTTACAGTCTCAGCAGTGTCTTCTTCAACAAACTCAAATTTCATTTGATCGCCTTCAGTTGAAGTGTTAGAGGTTTCTGCTGCGTTTTCGTCTTTCACTGGAATATACGTTTTGAGCTTTTCAAAAAGCGATCCAACGAGTTTAAATTCACTTGCTTCAAACCCGCCGCGACGAGATACTGTAGCAATAATGTTATGCATCAAAATAAGATCACCAAGAGTGATTTCATTCCCTGTTGTTTGTTCAGTTGTTTGTTCTTCCATAATTAGTATATATTAGTTATTAAACGTTGAAGTTTTTTCCAGAGCAATATAGTATTGAACTGGAATGTTTCCATTTTTCCAGTGGCTAATAAGTTTCGATGAAATATCTACAACATAGTCACCTGGAAGCACTTTGAGATTGTTAATCAAAAATTGCAGGTCAAAGGAACCACGTTGAGGGTTATTTTCATCTAGCACCACTGAAAATGTATTTGCCGAAGAATTTTTAGGGTCAACCACAGAGAGGGTTACGACTCCGTCTTCGCCTTTTAAAGAAACTATTGAGTGACCAAGCACCCCAGCCGCCTTGCGAACTTGAGTGAGTAGTTCTGAAGTAATGTTTACAGACAAATCAGTCTGCGGCATATTGATCTTGTTTTTAGGACTCGTGAGAATACTTTGATCTGCAAATCTATAAGAGGCACGGGTGCGACCAGACTTAAATTGTACACTGTCAGTCGTAAATTCAAGGTCTGGATCTTGAAGTAAAGAGAACATTGAAATAAATTCATTTAGGTCATAGATACCAAAGTCAGCAACAAATTGCTCTGAAATATCAGCAATTGCCATAATGTTTTTAGCTTCAGAAATTGTAGAGAGAGGCTCACTTGCCTTTACGACAAGATTGGAGTTAATACCTGAAAAATTCTTTAGAATGTCGATTGTTTGAGAGGATAGTTTGGTCATGTTGTAAGTATATTATATATTAGAGAGGAGTGGTTGTAAATGCAATTATTTTTGAATTTGCAACTCGTAGTAAAAAAGAATGCATGCCATTGCGTGTGATGCGTGATGTAGTCCAGATTCGGAGTCATAGGTCTCTCCTCTGCGAAGGGCCCATAGGTGTCGCTGAGCTGCTGCAAAATAACGGTTTTCAGCGTCGTCGAGTAGTCGCCAATTTTCTCGCGAATATTTATTTTTGCCGTATGTCAAAGCCTTTACTGCTTCATCAAGAGCATGCGGAGGAATTAGGCTGTAGTCGGGTTTTTCCGAATCATACTTAACCCCAACTTCGACGTTTGTTTTTTTCATAGGGAAAGATATGCGGCAACAGCTTTTACACTGTTGCCGCATATTTAACTTAGCAATTAGCCGTTCTTACGTGGGGTACCAAGGCGATAGCGATTGATGCGCTCGCCGGTACGGGTCTTGCGTGGGTTGAGGTAGATTGCAAGACCATGGTCGTTGCGAAGAGCGCTGATGACGCGACTTGGGTCAGCGATACCAGCCTTGCGTGCTTCGGCAGCAGAGAACTCATGACCTGCTTCGAGGAAGGTATAGAGAGCTTCCTTTTGAGTCATGTTCTTAACGAGACGTGCCAACTTGGTTGTTTCAATTTTAGTCATATTATATGTTTTTGTTTCAGTTATGTTTATTCAGTTTTGGTCTATAGATTCATGGTTTAGCGTAGACCAACCGCTAAATTGTTTAAAATGGTGGTTCTTCTGATTCTGGTGTTTCCACTGCAGTAGCAGCTTCTGCTTGAATCTGGTTGCTGTCGATCTTTGTGTAGAGGTCAAGAAACGCTTCACGTGTTTCAGTTTCGAATCGAGCAATACACATTCCAATTGCAGTCAATCGATCGTGGAAGATGCTATAGGCCTTGACAATATGACACAGACGACGAGTAGAGATGAGTTCATCAACACCTTCTGCGTCATAGGTTTTACGAATAACGCTGCTCCACGCAACAAGCTTGTCGACAAATTCACTGTCATCGACTTTAAAATACTCCATGTGCTTGCTGATGATGTTGCGTTCAACCTTGTAAGGCGGATATGGCTGATCAATCGTGGCTACAAATCGTTCGATGAATGCTTCGTCGATGATGTTTGCTGCGCTATATCGTCCATCATCAGACCCCCGGCCCTTGGTGTTTGCAGTAGCAATCACATTAAACCCTTGGGCCGGGGTGACGACCTCACCAACCTTTTTGATCAGGATTGGTTTGCCTTCGAGTACCCCCTGAAGACACATAATTTTGTTGCTGCCGCGATCAAGCTCGTCAATGAGCAGGATGCAGCCGCGCTCCATGGCTTTTACCACGGGACCTTTTTGGAAGACAGTTTCGCCGTTCACAAGGCGAAAGCCACCAATCAGATCATCTTCATCGGTTTCAGGGGAGATTTGTACGCGAATATATTCACGTTTGAGTTTGGCACAGGCTTGTTCGACCATCATGGTCTTGCCGTTGCCTGACATGCCAGAGATATAGAGAGGGAAAAACATTCGAGACTCGATGATCTTTTGAATGGTTTTATACTCACCCCATTTGACGAATGTATGGTCATTTTCGGGGATAAAGATCTCGTCATTCGAGACCGAAGAGACGGCACAAGCAAGCTTTATCGCATTTTCTGGAATGAGTTCTTTTGCAGCAACTTCTTTTGTTGCAGAGAAGGATGTCTGATCATCAGGCAACAGACGAGAGATGTCAAACTTGCCTCGACCAACTTTTCGTGCACGCTTAATAAAGGCTTCATCAATTTCCCTGAACTTTAGGGAATGAGCACGACCAGTGTCAAAGATGGTCTTGCTAGAGACAGATTGTGGGTCGTGATTTGCAAATAAGTCTTTGAGGACTGCTGCTTTTTGGTCGTTTGTCATATTTTGGTATGTTGTGGTTGGTTTTGCTTACAGGATGATTATACACTAAAATTCATGATTTGTACATAAGAAAATGATAAAAAATTCACTTTTATGCAATAAACTCAGCAAATTTATTCAAAAAGACCCTAGAAACTCGCTTTTCAGTGTTGAATTTAGCAAAATCCTTCGCAATCTTATTTTGTGACGAGTTGTCAGTCACGTCCTTTGAGAAGCCATCACTCACAAACTCTTCTCCGTCGTCGTTGATGTCAAGTCCATTTTTAGAATCAAAGACGAAATAGGCATCATATCCAAATCCACCTTGGATGGCAAGACACTTTTCCTTTTTAGCAATCTTTTGTAGCGCGTTAAATTCAATGACCGCGTCTGACCATGAAAGGTCACGCTTGCGGCTGCGAAGAGCAGTGATGCAGTTGTTTTTATAGTCTGACTTGTAGTTTGCTACAAAGAAGCCAATCACAGTAGTGTCGCATGTGCGCTTGAGACTCATGACGAGATCGCGATACAAGCTTCGAACAGAATGGTTCATCGACATCTCAATATTCTTGCCATAGAGAGGCAACACCTTTGTAGTGTTCCAAGGGCGAGGATGTGCATGCTCATACTCTTCGCCTACTTCATTTTTACGATAGCGTGGTGGGCAAGAGTCACCGTCAGTCAAAAAGATTGTATTCATCTTTTGAACCTTGTAGTTGTCACGAAAGCGGCGAACAATCTCGTGTGCAATGATAATCACTTCGTTGAGAGGGGTGCCATTCATAACTTCGTACTTGCTGTTGAATGCAAGGTCTCCGCGACCATAAGAATCACGATAGATGGTCTGAGCTTTAAGTTCACGACATGCAGTTTCAAACTCAGAGCGAGCCATTCGCGAATGCAGCAGTTGAAATATAATTGTGTCGGAAAAGTCTAAGTTATATCCAGGCAACGGGCACTGTGATTCGCTAGGATTGTGATAGCGACTCGTAAAGCCATAGACTTCAAAGGGGATGCCTACAGCTTTACAAAATGTCACAAGTTGAAGAGCCTGAACAATTACTCGACCGATCGTGTCACGCATAGAGCCGGAATAGTCAATAAAGAATACCATACCGTGGTTTTTAGCGTCTGCAAGTCGCGTGACACTCTTAAAGATCTGATCTTCAAAGCGATAGGAGTGCAAACGATTGACGTCTAGCGCCCCAGTAGTAGACCGAGTTGCCCGGCTATATTGGTATGCTGCCTTGCGTCTCTCAAACTCTTTAACGAGTATCGCAACATGCTTTTTGGTAGATGCGGCAAACTCTGTCCAGTCTTGAACGACCCGCTCATGTGTCATAATAGTCGAGTAGCGATGTTCGTCATGACGACGAGCAGTCATAATCTCTTTGACTGGAATAATAGATGACATCATGTCCTGAACATAGGGTTTGTTGCACATAACATGAGTCGTTTCGCGAACCTGCATGTCTTGCAAATTTTTTTCAACCTCACGCATAGTCTTAGATTGCAACTCTTGGACAAATGACGAGTGACCGCCTTCATTTCCAGAGCCTTGTGAGTCAGAAGTGTTGTTGTCGGCGTCAAGTGGTTTTGAACTCGACATTGGATTTTGACCGTCACGGCTGTCGCTTTGGTCAGACTGTTGCTCATCGCTGTCGTCTAAAGATTCTTCTGAAGACCCGTCGTTGTCGTTGTCTCCTTCTTTGCGACGAGAGTCAGGACTTGAAGAGTTTTCGCCCGACATAGGATCAATTTCAGGGTCCTCGCCAGTCTCAAACTCTTCAGAGTCTTGCGGTTGATGAGACTGCTGAGTTTGAGGTTTTTCTCCTTTGACCATTTCAGCAATGTCCGCACAAATTTCCAAGACTTCGT